CGCGCACACGAGGATCGTGCCGACAGTCTGGCCGACGAGATGTGCGACATCGCCGACGAGGTGGCCGCCAACGGGGGCAGCATCGAGGCCGTACAGGCCGCCCGACTGCGGATCGACACCCGCAAGTGGATTGCCGCCAAGTTGCGACCGGGCAGGTGGGGGGAGGTGCAGGCACCCAAGGCGCAGACCGCCGTCACGTTCAAGATCGGACTGCCCCTCATGGACAGGGGTGGGGGTGGAATCACCATCGATGCTACCCCTGCTGTTGAGGCGCTCCCAGACGGGGCGGAGGCGGCCTAATAGCGGATCGCGCACTCCTTTAATGGCATGGCAGACCCCCCTCAGGCCTGCCGTCCAGCGGCGGCATCCGGCCCCCGCCAGCGGCCCATCGAGCGCGACGGGGGGTGGCTTTGGTTCCACCACACATACCTACTCACACGCACTGGTCGACTCCGGTCGTGACCCCCTGCTGGCCACTGAGCTGCAGGCCGGGGGGCTATGTTGGCCGGCTACAAAATTTTTTTGCGGCTGCCCTTTAGGCGGTCGATGTACCCAATCGGTCACTGGGCACCCTCCTCATCGCCCAAAGTCAGGTCGCCTCCCCTGACGGTAGTGACGCGGGATGTCGTAACCCGCACTTACTAGGGGGTTCGCATGATTCCGAAAGAGTTCTCGATCATGGGCTGCACGGTGACTGTCGAGATCCTCAGTGACGAGGAGTGGCAGCACGAGGGGGCGGTCGGGTTGTATGACCCGTCCCGTCACAGCATCAAGCTGTTGAAGTCAAATCAGCAGATGATGGAACACACGTACTTTCATGAGCTGGTGCATTGCATCCTGCATACGATCGGCAGAACAAAGCTGTCTGATGATGAGGAGCTGGTGGACATGGTCGCAGGACTGTTACATCAGTCTGTTAAGACAGCTGTGTATCCGAACAACAAAAAGGGCAAATGAGGCATGGTTAGAAAATTTAGTGATGAGGAGCTGTTGGCTTCTCTTGAGCGCAACCGGTATGTGAGATCTGAGACTGCTCTTGAGCTGGGGATCTCTGTCAGGAACCTGATCATGCATATCGGCAGGCTGAAGGCGGCTGGGGTAAAAATCCCTGACACGTCTTACCCGATCGGGCATCAGACCCGCAGCTTCGAGGACAAGAAGCAGCAGTTCGAGATCAAGGAGCTGCCGGACGACGACGTCTCCGTCGAGGAGCTGGTTCAGATCCGCAAGCGGCAGTTCGCTGCCAAGAAGAGCCATGAAGAGGCGGCCAAGCTCATCCCGGTCAAGATCAAGATCGATGGCGCTGTAGGCCTTCTGCACTTCGGTGACCCGCACGTCGACGACGACGGCACGGACATTGCCGCCTTGGAGCGCCACACCAAGCTGGTGTCGGACACGCCGGGGTTGTTTGCCTGCAACGTGGGCGACACCCTGAACAACTGGACGGGCCGGTTGGCCCGGTTGTACGGCGAGCAGGCTACGTCAGCGGCGCAGGCATGGCGTCTGGCGGAATGGTTCGTCGGACGCTGCGACTGGCTGTACATGATTGGAGGAAACCACGACCTGTGGTCTGGCGCTGGAGACCCGCTGAAGTGGATCGCAAAGCAGCAAAACGCCTTGTACAAATCCTCAGAGGCACGCATAGCCTTGAGGTTTCCAAATGGGCAAGAGGTGCGTGTGAACGCACGCCACGATCATGTCGGCTCGTCGATATGGAACCCAGCCCACGGGCCGATGAAGGCCGCGATCATGGGCACGCGAGATCACCTGTACGTCGCCGGACATAAACACGAGTCGGCGTACTCAGTGCTGAAAGACCCCATCAGCGGGATCACGATGCATGCGCTGAAGGTTTCGAGCTACAAGATCTACGACCGTTTCGCAAAGGAGCGCGGCTTCAGGGACAATACGCTCAGTCCTTGTGCGCTGACTGTGATCAACCCATCCCTTCCGAATTCGCACCCAGACCTGATCAAGGTCTTCTGGGAACCGGAGGAAGGAGTCAACTACCTTAACTTCTTGCGGAAGAAGAAATAATGGAACTTCAAGCTGTCTTTAACGTAGTCCTTGGCCTGTCAGCAACAGGCTTGGGATGGTTCGCTAGAGAACTCTGGTCTGCGGTGAGTGATCTTAAAACGGATGTTGCAAAGCTGAGGGAGGATATCCCAAGGCACTACGTCGCTAAAGATGACTACCGCGAAGACATCCGTGAATTGAAAGGCATGTTAGAAAAGATCTTCGACCGGTTAGAGAACAAGGCCGACAAATGAGGGATGCAAAATCCGGTTTCAGCATGGAGAAGGTCGTGGACATGCTGTTCCCAGTCTTGCTTGCCGCCGTCGCTTGGCTGCTGGGCGAGATCACCTCATTCCAGAATCGCTTGATTGCTCTTGAGTCCAAAATGCCGATCCTGATTACAAATGAAGGCGTCATCATTGACAGCCCTCAATCTGCGGCGGCGCGGCAAGAAATGAAAGACGACCTAATGCACGATATTCACGACCTGCAGGTGCGGGTCAAGCTGATGGAGGAGCGCAGCAAATGATGACTCTGATTTCTACGCTGACTTCGTTTTTGGCCGGCGGCCTTCCGAAGTTGCTGTCCATTTTCCAAGATCGTCAGGACAAGAAGCACGAGCTTGCGATGATGAACGCTCAGAAAGAGAAAGAGCTTGCGCTTGTCGAGCGCGGGTATCTTGCTCAGGCAAAGGTCGAGGAGATCAAGCTTGAGCAAGTCTCTCTTCAGACTGCGATGGAAGAGCGCAGTGCGCTTTACCAGCACGACATGGAGATCGGCAAGGGAGCCTCGCAGTGGGTGATCAACCTGCGTGCGAGTGTTCGACCCGTGATTACTTACGGGATGTTCTTGCTGCTCGTGTTCGTTGACATCGCTGGCTTTGTGTACGCATGGCGTATGGGCACTGACTTCCAGATCATGCTCGACTACATGTGGGACGAAGACACCCAGATCATCTGGTCTAGCGTGATTGCATTCTGGTTCGGCACGCAAGCTTTCTCCAAGAAGTAACGATGCACCTCCTCCTTCTGATATGGCTGCTGCCATACTTCGAGGATTCCGACTCTGAGATCTCTGAAGAAGTCTGGAAGGACTGGCAATGAAGATCGGCCCAGCCGCAATTAAAGTCATCAAGCACCACGAGGGCGTAAAGTACAGACCGTACCTATGCCCCGCGCACTTGTGGACTGTCGGCGTTGGCCATCTCTTGTATCCGCAGCAGACTAAGCTTCCGATGCTCAGAACGCCGGAGAACGCCGCAATGATTCTGCGTAAGGAATTTTCCTTACTGCCGGAGGACAATCGTGTCTGGAGTGCTGCTGAAGTGGACGATCTCCTCTCTCAAGACCTTATGCGTTTTGAGCGTGGAGTGGCCCGTCTTTGCCCTAACTCTCTTAGCAATCAAGGACGGTTTGAAAGTCTTGTCTCTTTTGCATTCAATGTAGGATTAGGCAATCTTCAGCGAAGTGGGCTTCGCATGAAGAACAATCGTGGGGACTTTGAGGGGGCCGCTGAAGAGTTCATGAAATGGACTAAAGGCGGTGGTCGCGTGTTACCGGGACTTCTGAAGAGGCGCAGAGACGAACAGGCTTTGTACCTCTCATGTCCAAGCTAGATAAGATCGCAGAGGCGGCCAACGCCGTATCGAACCCTCTCTCCGCCGCGAAGACTACGGTGGAGTCTGCTCGTGGCTTGATGAACGAGACCTATGGTCTTGTTGAAGACGCCCGTGCTATTGCCGCGAAAGAAGCTGCCGTAAGGCAGAAGAAGCGCGACGAAGCAGCGCTGAAGCCGCAGCTCACAAAAGATCGTGTTACGAAAGTCGTTACAACCCGCGAAGTCAATTCGGCTGTAATCGACTACAACACAAAGACAAGCGCCGCGACTGCTGCAATGAAAGCAGCTCTCATCCGCGAGAAGCAGCGCGAAGAAGAGCATGCTATGTACTGGTCTATGTCCCAGTCTGAGCGTGCAGAATACGACCGCGCACGCAAAGAGCAGAATGAGAAGATCAAGCAAGAGCAGCTAAGGATCGTTCGAGAGAAGCGTAAGAAAGACGAAAGGAACGAAGTTATTCTTGCTGTTGTCGTGTCACTGATTATTTTCGTAGGCGGAGTTTACGGGATGCTTGCTTGGTTAGCTTATGCTTCCAACAACCAGCCCTTGAAGCAAGCACTTGGCCTTGGGTAACGCTTTAATAAGGAGGCACTTATGAAAGCCAGCGATGTGAAAAGAGAGGATGGCAAGATTGTTTATCGGGGCCACAAGTTCCCCGGATTCAACAAGCCGATCAATGCTCCGTCTGGAGCCAAAGAGAAGAAGATGGTTCTTGCCAAGAAAGGCGAGGACGTGAAGCTTGTTCGCTTTGGCCTTCGTGGCATGCAGGACTACACGCAGCACGGCAGTGAGAAGCGACGGGATAATTACCGCGCACGCTCTGCCGGCATCCGCGACAAGTCTGGCAACCTGACCAAGGACGACAAGTTCTCAGCGAATTACTGGGCACGAAAAGTACTCTGGTAATGGAAGTCCAGTACTACCCGCCGGGGCCGGCGTGTGAGTCCTTCCATCTGGATGGCTCATTCGTACGCGGCCTTATGGGGCCAGTAGGCTCTGGCAAGTCCACCGCATGCTGCTACGAGATCCTCATCCGCGGCGTGCAACAGCAACCGGGGCCGGACAAGATCCGCCGCTCACGATGGGCTGCGCTGCGTAACACGTATCCTGAACTCAAGTCGACCACGATCAAAACGTGGATGGACTGGATGAAGGATATTGCTGTGATGAAGTGGGACACGCCGATCACCTCAACGATCGCCATCGACAACATCGGTGACGGCACTGGGGTTGAGATCGAAGTTCTCTTCATCGCTATCGACAGACCTGAAGACGTGAACAAGCTTCGGTCGCTCGAACTCACAGGCGCGTGGATCAACGAAGCCTCTGAGATGGACAAGTCAGTCCTCGACATGTGTACGCAGCGTATTGGTCGTTACCCGTCCAAGCGCGTCGGCGGCCCGTCATGGACTGGCGTGATCATGGATACCAACCCACCAGACGATGATTCTTGGTGGTATAAGCTGGCAGAAGAAGACAGGCCGAAGGGCTACAAATTCTTCCGCCAGCCGGGAGGCCTCATGCAGGATCTGGACGAAAAGTCCGATACCCACATGGAGTACATCCCAAACCCAAGAGCGGAGAACATCCAGAACCATAGCCTTGGTTACCAGTACTACCTGAATCAGGTGGCTGGCAAAACCGAAGACTGGATCAAGGTCTTCCTGCTTGGGGATTACGGCACTACGATGGACGGTAAGCCCGTCTATCCGGAGTGGAACGACAAGGATCACTTTAGTAGCAATTCGCTTATGCCGGTCGATGGTATGCCGGTAATCCTGTCGTTTGACTTTGGCTTGACCCCTGCATGTGTGTTCTTGCAGATGTCTCCGAAGGGACAGCTTCTCATCCTTGATGAGCTAGTCTCTGAGGACATGGGCATCCGCCAGTTCTACTCAGAAGTTGTCAGGCCTTTCATTCTTCAGAAGTACTCTCGCCATCGGATCGAGGCTGTGGGTGATCCGGCGGGAAACATTCGCGCACAGACTGACGAGAAGACCTGCATGCAGGAGCTTCTCTCAATGGGACTGATCTGCGAACCAGCGCCGACAAACGAGTTTTTGGCCAGACGCGAAAGCGTGGCCTTTTTTCTTCAGCGTCTCTCTTCCAGTGGGCCGGGGTTTATCCTTGGCCCTGACTGCAAGATGCTGAGAAAAGGATTCAATGGCGGCTATCGGTACGAGCGCATTCGTGCGTCAGGCACAACGAAGTTCAAGGATCGTCCGGTTAAGGACAAGTTTTCTCACGTTCACGACGCCCTGCAATACGGGTGTCTGCACATGAGGCACGAGATGAACCCCGTTCGACGCAAACCTATCAGAGAAGCAAGCACAGGCGGTTGGGTATAAAACATGGCACTTAAATCGGTCAAGTTACAAAAAGCGCAAGAGGACTCGGTCATCCTTGAGGAGCCGGTCGTGTTGTCGCTTTCAGCCTACGTCCGTCGTTGCTATGAGGAAGCAAAGACCGCGAAGTCTGACGTGACGGAGCGCTTGCTCCGCGCAGAGCGTCAGCGCCGTGGCGTTTACGATCCTGACAAGCTCGCAATGATCCGCGATACCGGCGGCTCAGATATCTTTATGATGCTGACGGACATCAAGTGCCGTGCTGCTGAGAGCTGGATCAAGGACGTCATGCTTTCGACTGGCGAGAAGTCGTGGAGCCTCAAGCCCACTGCTGAGCCTGAAGTTCCGGATGTCCTGCGTAACGAGATCATCGAGGCCGTCACTATCGAGGCCGATCAGGTTCAGAGCGCCGGCATTGGCGTGAACCCGCAGAGCATCGAGAAGCGCATGGAAGAGATCCATGCGGAAGTGAAGAAGCGCCTGATGGAGCATGCCAAGGACGCTTCGATGAAGATGGAGCGCCGCATCCTCGACAAGATGCAGGACGCCAAGTTCGACAGCACGCTCAGCGAGATCATCTACGACTTCGTTACGTTCCCGTGCGCCTTCATCAAAGGCCCGATGATTCGTACGAAGAAGGTCATGAAGTGGGGTTCCAACTGGACGCCCAAGGTCGAGGAGACGATCGTCGAGGACTTCGAGCGCGTCTCGCCCTACGACATCTTCCCCTCGCCGAACGCGACAACCTGCCAAGACGGCTACCTGATCCATCGCCATCAGATGACTCGTGCGGACATCGAAGTGCTGCGTAGTACTCCTTCGTTCGATCAGGGTGCCATTGATGAAGTCCTGCGCCTGTATGGCCGCTCAGGACTTCGCGAGCTGGTTCAGTCTGACACTGAGCGCAACTTGCTCGAAGGCCGCAACAACACGCTGATCGGCACTGAGCTGATCGAAGGCGTGGAGTTCTGGGGGTCTGTCTCCGGCTACATGCTCCGTGAGTGGGGCATGTCCGATGTTGAAGATCACCGCGAGTATGAAGTCAACGTGTGGATGGTCGGCAGCTATGTGATCAAGTGCGTCAAGAACCCTGACCCGCTTGACCGTCGCCCGTACTCGAAGGCGTCTTGGGAGTCGATCCCCGGCGCGTTCTGGGGTCTGGCCCTGCCTGAAATGATGACCGACATCCAGACTGTGTGTAACGCCGCCGCTCGTGCGCTGGCGAACAACATGGGCATTGCCTCCGGGCCGCAGGTCGAGATCTCTGTCGACCGCCTGCCTGACGGCGAAGACCTGACCAAGATGTACCCGTGGAAGATCTGGCAGACGACGTCAGACAGAACCGGTGGCGGTCAGCCGGCTGTCCGCTTCTACCAGCCCAGCATGAATGCGGATGCATTGCTTGCGGTGTACCAGTACTTCCAGCGCATCGCTGACGAAGTGACTGGCGTGCCGAACTACATCTACGGAAGTGGTCAGGCTTCTGGCGCAGGACGCACTGCGTCTGGCCTTTCGATGCTGATGGAAAATGCCGCGAAGGGTATCAAGCAGGCTATCCTATCGCTCGATGCTGCGACCACTGATGTCATCCATCGCCTGTACGATCACTTGATGATCTACGACGACGACAACTCGATTAAGGGTGACATGCAGATTGTTCCTGCCGGTGTGGTCGGAACTCTGCTCAAGGAGTCTGTCCAGCAGCGCCGGAACGAATTCCTGCAGCTGACATCCAACCCGGTAGACATTCAGATCATGGGGCCAAGTGGACGCGCAATGCTGCTCCGCGAGGCGGCCAAGGCTCTGAACATGGATGTCGACAAGATCATCCCTGACCCTGAGAAGATCATGGAAGCCCAGAAGATGCTGAGCGAGATGGCTGCGCAGCAGCAGCCTGAGCCTGCCCAGCCCGAACAACTCCCACCCCAAGGAATGATGCAATGAGTAAAGCAGGAAATTTCGCCGCAGGTCTTCTTGGCGGCTACGTTGGTTACAAGCAGCAGAAAGAAGCGCAGGAAGAGCGCAAAGCTGA